AGCAAATCCCGGTTCTAAATTATCTATGGCTGTAACTACAAAGCCATCTAAATTAAAAAAAGGAAGCAAAGCAGCTAATAGAAGAAAAAGTTTTTGTGCCAGAATGTCTGGAATGAAAAAAAGATTAACTTCTGCTAAAAAAGCAAGAGATCCAAATAGCAGAATTAATAAATCTTTAAGAAAATGGAATTGCTAACAAACAACAAAGAAAGGTAAAAATATGGAACAAGACGAATTAACTATAATAAATAAAGTTCAAAGATACTTAAAAGAAAACTATCAAAACATAGGTGATGCTATGATTGGTGGGGGTATTGACAATATGGAGAAATACAAGTATATGATGGGTCAGGCACATGCCTATTTAAAAATATCACAGGAAATCTCTAACCTGCTAAAACCAAAGGAGCAAAAAAATGAGCGAGAACAAGATCTCACAAACGTCGTCCGATTCGGACAAGACAGCGGAAATACCAAAGACTAAATTAGCTTTAGAAGAAAAATACGATTCTCTTAATAAAGAAGAAGTTGAAGGTTACGAACGATTAAAGAAAAAAGAAACTTCAAAATTACCAATTCCAACTGGATGGAGAATGTTAATTCTTCCATTTAAAATGTCAGAGAAAACTCGTGGCGGATTATATTTAGGTCAAGAAACTTTAGAACGTCAACAAATTGGATCAACTTGTGGACTTGTATTAGCACAAGGACCTGATTGTTATAGAGATAGAGAAAGATACCCTGAAGGACCTTGGTGTAAAAAAGGTGATTGGGTTATCTTTGCAAGATATGCTGGATCAAGAATCCAGATAGATGGTGGGGAAGTTAGATTGCTAAATGATGATGAAGTTTTAGCAACCATCGAAAATCCCGAAGACATACTTCATAAATATTAACAACAAACATAGGAGGAAACTATGCAACAAGAAAACAAAACAGTGGACATAGATACATCTGGTCCAGGTGCAGAAATAGAATTAGAAGATAATTCTAAAGAAAACGAAAATGAACTGGAGGTTCAAAATGAAAAAGATAATCAAAACAATACTGAGTCCAATGACTCATCTGAGAAATCTAGTGAGCAGTCTGATGTTCAAGCTAGTGAAACAAAAGAAGAGCCTAAGAAAGATGCTCAAGAACCTGACGAATTAAAACAATATTCTGAAAGCGTTCAAAAAAGAATTGCAAAGCTTACTAAAAAATGGCGAGAATCTGAGAGACAAAAAGAAGAAGCTATTTCTTATGCTCAAAAAGTTCTTGATGATAAAAGAAGAGTTGATGCAAAACTTTCTAAGCTAGAACCCGGATACCTGAAGTCTACAGAAGACTCCATTAAATCTGGATTAGAATCTGCAAAAGCTAAATTAGCAGCAGCTAGAGAAGCAAATAATTTACAAGCTGAATCAGAAGCTTTAACAGCTATATCTGAATTAGGTTATAAACAAGCTAGATTCTTAGAAGTAAAAGCTCAACAAGAAGAACAAATTAAAGAAACTGAGGTTAAAAAACCTGAGTTAAATTTAAATAGGCAAGAAGCACAACAAGCTACACCAGACCCTAAAGCTGAACAATGGGCTGATAAAAACACTTGGTTTGGTAGAGATAGTGCTATGACTTATACGGCTTTTGATCTACATAAGAAGCTTACAGAAGAAGAAGGATATGACCCTCAATCTGATGAATATTATTCTGAAATAGATAAAAGAATAAGACTTGAATTCCCCCACAAATTTGCTACAATACAGCAAACGGCGGAAACGACCAAGCCTGTACAGACAGTTGCATCTGCAAAAAGAAGTACAAAATCTGGTCGCAGAACTGTGAGGCTCACACCATCACAGGTAGCAATAGCTAAAAAATTAGGTGTGCCACTTGAAGAATATGCGAAACAATTAAATATCACGAAGGAGGTATAAGGCATATGGAAAACGAAAAAACAAATAAGACCTCGCGTGCGAGTCAAACTAGAGAAAAAGATTCTCGACCTAAAGTTTGGTCTCCACCATCAAGTTTAGATGCGCCCCCTGCGCCTACTGGATTTAGGCACAGATGGATAAGAACTGAAACTCTTGGCTTCCAAGACACTAAGAATGTCGCAGGAAGAATAAGATCTGGATACGAGCTTGTAAGAGCTGATGAATATCCTGATTCAGATTATCCGATTGTCGAAGACGGCAAATATAAGGGAGTGATCGGAGTTGGTGGCCTTGTGCTGGCAAGGGTACCTGATGAAATCGCGCAACAACGTGCTGACTATTATAAAAAACAAGCCAGAGAAAACGTTGAAGCAGTAGATAACGATTTAATGAAGGAACAGCACCCAAGTATGCCGATCAATATTGATCGACAAACTCGTGTAACTTTTGGTGGTACTAAGAAATCCTAATTATAGAATTTCAGAACCAACAAAGTACACTTAAACAAATAATGTCTAAGGAGGACAACTAATATGGCAAATAAAAATGCTGCTTTCGGTTTAAAACCGATTGGAAAAGTTGGTCAGAACAGAGACGCTCAAGGTTTAAGTGAATATAGTATTTCGGCAAACGATAGCACAACTATCTACTTCCAAGACCCAGTTAAAATGTCTGCGGCTGGAACAGTAGATCAAGCTACAGTAACGTCGACTATATTAGGTTCATTAAACGGAGTGTTTTACACTGATCCTACAAGTAAAAAACCAACGTGGTCAAATCACTATGCACAAGTAAATGCAAGTGACATTGTCGCGTTTGTATCTGATGATCCATATGAGAGATTCGAAATCCAAACAAACATTTCAACTGCGTCTGCGCAAACTGATGTGTTTAACAATGCGGATATCGCTCTTGTAGCTGGAAACTCAGCAAACTACGTATCAAAAGCTGTATTGAACGATGCTACTTTAAGCACGAACTCAGCACAGTTAAAGATATTGGGAGTATCAAAAGATCCTGACAACAATGACTTATCTTCTGGATATGTTAATTGGGTTGTTGAGATCAATGAACATGCTCTTAAAACATTAACAGGTATATAATAGAGGAGGATAAACTATGGCTATATCACGAGGACAACTAGTTAAAGAACTAGAACCAGGTTTGAACGCTCTATTCGGCTTGGAATATAAAAGATACGAGAATCAGCATGCTGAAATATATGCTACTGAATCTTCAGACAGAGCGTTTGAAGAAGAAGTAATGTTATCAGGTTTTGCTCAAGCTCAAGTTAAACCAGAAGGTTCAGGTGTAACTTTTGACAATGCTCAAGAGACTTACACTGCAAGATACACACACGAAACTGTGGCTCTTGCCTTCTCAATAACTGAAGAAGCAATTGAGGACAACTTGTATGACAGACTTGCTAGCAGATATACAAAAGCATTAGCTAGATCTATGGCAAACACAAAACAAGTTAAAGCAGTAGCTCCATTAATAAATGGTCTACCTTCTAACGATGCTTTCGATTCAGGGGATGGTGTTTCATTATTTAACACTTCTCACCCAACAATCGCAGGTACTGTTAAAAATACTTTAACAACTCAAGCAGACTTAAATGAAACTTCGCTTGAACAATGTTTAATCGACATTGCTGCAATGACAGACGAAAGAGGTCTGAAAATTGCTGCAAGAGGCGTGAAAATGATTGTTCCTTCTGAACTTCAATTTACAGCTGAGAGATTGATGAAGTCTCAAGGTAGAGTTGGTACTGCTGACAATGATATAAACGCAATCGTTTCTATGGGAATGGTTCCTCAAGGTTACAGAGTGAACAATTTCTTAACAGACACTGATGCGTATTACATCATTACTGACGTACCTAATGGTATGAAATACTTCAATAGATCGCCTATTAAAACAGCGATGGAAGGAGATTTCGATACTGGTAACGTTAGATACAAAGCTAGAGAAAGATACTCATTTGGAGTTTCTGACTTTAGAGGTATCTTCGGCGTTGAAGGTGCGTAATACCTAAAATATTTTGGGGCAGACACAATTCTGCCCCAATTTAAATTTATAATGAAAGATACTCATGAAAACTTTTCTTATTAAAATCAGATCTAGAGGATACTTCTGCGAATTCACAGTTGAATGTGAAGATAGCAGTCAAGCATTAGAAAATGCTATAGTTGACAAACTAGGACAAAATGATATAGTATGGGAAGATTCACAGTTTTACAATAAACGTAAAACTTGGTTGACTTATGAGGAGGTCAATAATGCAGACACACGTTCAATCCCTTTACAAACAGAAGAGGGGCTTAGAACTACAGTGGGAGCAGCACTATAACGAAGAGGGAAGATATACTCTCGATATGGTAAGGATCGATAACAAAATTAAAGATGTTATCAATCATATTAAGACGGCTGAAGCTAAAGAAGCTAGTCATCTTAGTAAAATAGAAGATGCTGCACCAGAAGTCTCAGTAGCTACTTAATAAAACGCTACTACATCGCTAGAAATCGTACTTCTACTATAAGATCCCTTGCACTTTTCACAAATATCAAGTATAAATTACTTACTATACAATTAACTTTTAACATAGACGAGTATAGTCGACGGCCAAGAGACTATGTTAAAATAACTTGGAGGATAAAAAAATGGCACAAACTACATTTACAGGTCCAGTGGTATCCCTTAACGGATTTATCGGTGGAGCTAATGAAAATGGCAATGATACAGCACAAGGAGGAAAAATTTCTTGGACTGTGTTAAATGCTTCAACAATACAAATCGCATCAGGAACAAGATCAGGTGAGCAATTATCTGCTGTTAATAATGATGGTTGTTTAGTCTATGTTTCAAATGGTAATGCTGGCGCTGACTGCTATGCAATGTCAAACGGAACTCAATGGATTAAATTGAATGTTACTAACGTAGCTATTTCAGCTAGTTAATAAAATAATTATGGAGCTCCTTCGGGAGCTCTTTAAAATTTAAGGAGAAAAATTATGGCAGCTAAAGGCGATGTAAAAGCAGTTCAGATAACAGCAGCAGCTCAAGTATTTGCTGGTAGAACAAGATTAAGAGGAATTATTCTTTCTAATACAACTACTATAACAACTACAGGTTCTGTAACTTTACAAGATGAATCTGGAACTCAATTCACAGCAGAAGTACCACCAGGAGATGTGTTTTCATTTAATCTTCCTGAAGATGGAATTTTGTTTAAAGGTGGAATGACTTGCAGTGCAATCACAAGTGCAAAAGCAACTGTATTGATTGATAAATAAGAGGTTTAATAAATGGCTACCTCTGGAACAGCAACCTTTGAATCAGGTTTTTATATTGATGATATAATTACTGAAGCTTATGAAAGATTAGGCCGATTTGATTATTCTGGTAATGATATAAAAACAGCAAGACGTTCTTTAAACATAATGTTTCAAGAATGGGGCAATAGAGGTTTACATTTTTGGGAAGTAAAAAATAATTCAATTACATTAGTCTCAGGTCAATCTGCTTATACGATGTATCGTTCAACAGCTGATGGTACTTCAGATGCAACAGCAGTTTATGGTGTTGATGATGTATTAGAAGCTGTATACAGAAATTCATCTGGTGTTGATTTTCCATTAACAAAAATAAATAGATCAGCATACCAAGGTCTATCTAATAAAACTCAAACAGGTGTACCTACACAGTATTTTGTACAAAGATTTATAGATAGAATTACAATCACTTTATATTTAACTCCTGGAAGCACTGAAGCCGGAAACTTACTTAACTATTATTATGTAAGCAGGATTCAGGATGCCGGGGCCTATGGTAATAATGCAGACGTTCCATATAGATTCGTACCTTGTATGGTATCTGGACTTGCATATTATTTATCACAAAAATTTAAACCAGAATTAGTACAACAAATGAAATTACTTTATGAAGATGAATTACAAAGAGCTTTAGAAGAAGATGGTTCTTCATCTAGTTCTTTCATAACACCAAAAAATTATTATCCAAATGTCTAATTTATCAAAAGGAAAATACGCACAATTTATTTCTGATAGATCAGGTCAAGCATTTCCATATACAGAAATGGTAATTGAATGGAATGGATCTAGAGTTCATATTTCTGAATATGAAGCTAAACATCCTCAATTAGAACCAAGACCAACTACAGCAGATGGACAAGGTTTAAGAAATGCTCGTCCACAAATTTTTACAGTTGCATCTGGTGATGGTGGATTTATGACAGTAGATTTAACTTTACCTGCACCATTTGCATTTAGTTCAAACAGTGGTATGATTCCAGATAACGGTTCTTCTATTAACACAAAGAGAGAAGCACAAACAAATTTAGGAAGGGTGACAATTAATATAACATAATGACTTACGCAGAATTAGTACAACAGATTAGAGATTACACAGAAGTTGATTCAAATGTATTAACAGATACAATTGTTAATGGATTTATTAACAATGCAGAATTTAGAATTTTAAGAGATGTAGATTCTGATAATAATAGAAGATATGCAACAGCTTCATTAGTTGCTACTCAAAGATTCATTGATACTCCTGATAATTTATTAGTTATTAGATCAGCTCAAATCGTTGATGGTGGTTCAGGTTCAACTAGAAACTTTTTAGAATATAGAGATACTAGTTTTATGTCAGAATATAACTCAACAGGAGCTACTGGAGAGCCAAAATACTATGGATTCTGGGACCAGAATACCATTGTTTTAGCACCTACTCCAAGTTCAGCATATACAATTCAATTAAATTATATCTTGAAAGATCCAGGTTTATCTAGTACAAATACAACAACGTATTTAAGTACATATTTTCCCAATGGACTTTTATATGCATGCTTAGTCGAAGCATTCAGTTTTTTAAAAGGGCCAAATGATCTCTTGCAATTATATGAAGGAAAGTATAAACAAGTGGTTGAAGG